TTAAACCCGTGGCGATTCACCAATACCTCCAGTTGAATCAGGTGTTGACGCAGCGGGTACATCTTTTGGCAGCACACCACTCCAGTAGTACCAGCTCTTGCTCTCGTCATCCCATATAAAATCTGTGCGAGATGCTAGTGACGCGCCAGCTAAAAATGTATTAGACCCGTCAATAAAGCCAGTCAGTTTATCATTGACTTCATCCACTGATGGGACACTAAGGTTCGCACGAGCCTGATCAATATCTGAAAGGTCAGATAGATTGTTTTTGGCACGAAGAAGATGCGTTACTGGAAGTTTCTGGTCTGTGCTGTTCTGGTTTATCAGCAGTTGTGCGGTATCTACTGTATCGGTTGCTGCTGGTAAATCGGTTAATTTTACTTTTTGCTCGGCCATTTATGCAGTCCTGTACCATCCAGCAAGTTTGACGTATTGGTTAACAACGGAGAAAGCATCACCACTACCCGCACTTCCTGTGTTACCTTGCACGAGGTGATCGTGCGCACCAATAGCAACGGTGTGGGTATGCTGATAACTTGATGTGCTTGTCGATTGAAAAGAACTGATATCGTCGCTACTGCCGTCCTGAGAGCCGCCTGTCCATTTGCCAATACTCCTCAACGGAACGGTGTGGGCATGGTTATCCTGACTTGTGTTTTTTGTACCGTAGTCAAACTGACCGGTTCGTAAATCTACTGGGTGAACATGAGGTGGAGCATTCGCGCTTGTCAGAGCTACAGAATCACTACCACCCTGCTGGAGAACGTCACTTCCTGTGCTGTTAGCAAGACGGATAGTTCTGCCAGCCCCTGGAATGCGCGCCCACGTTGAACCATGCCATATTGCATTTGGGTTGACGTCATTTGCGAACCACTCTACTTTTCCAACCGGATAGCGCATGTTGAATAAGGCAGTGGCAAGGGCATCCAGAGTGATTGAACGGTCGTTGCCGTTCTGATTGATATGCATCAGGTCTGTTGATTCTGCATCTGACGCTGAGGGTAAATCAGTCAGATACTTGAGAATAATGTCAGCCATTAAGCCCCCTCAAGTGCTGTAACGCGAGCCTTCAGGTCAGCTATTTGCGCATACAAGTCGTTTAGTAGTGTATTGAGGTGATTTGCTGCGAGCTTGCTACCCGCTGAGATTGATCCATCTGGCATGCGAACGGGAGGCACAAACCCGCTGGCAAGAATTTCATCTGGAATTGGTTCTTTGTTTTTCTGGCCGTCAGAATAAGTGACGTCAGTATCTGCAAATGATGTGATAGCCATTCTATTTCTCACTTAGGCATAGCGCCGCAGAGCATCGTCCCGGTGACGCCATAGTCACGGGAGAAGATAAGAAGGTAAGCCGTGGGAAGTGCGCCACCGGCTGGAGCTGCTTTACGGTGATGTGCCGCGCATTGAGTTGTTTAGCCGCTGCGCGGCGCCGGGCTGGCACCACTGGGGAAATCAGTGCGCCACCGCCGCGGTTGAATTGCTACCCGGCTGCGCCATCGACGCTGTGAAAAAGGAGGCCGTATGACGCCAGAAACAGACAACGCCATCCGTGCTGCCTGCCGCCGCTGCACCGAGGAAATCCAGCAGGCCATGCGCAAGAAACCAAAGCCTAACTGGAACGAAACGGTTCCTCCCATCATCAATAAGCATCACAAGAAAATTGAAGCTCTGGGAGTTAGCCTCCTGGAGTTCGTCGTATACACAGGGCGGCTTAATCGCCGCTTCGGAGTGGAATCGTGAGCAAATATCCAAGGGTTGGCAGCGTGTCAGCCAAAAGCAAAAACACCTCCGCTAAATGCAAATGCGGTGCAGTGGCGAAGTATAAAACGACCGTGGAAATGAATATTTTCCGTGGCGATGACGAAGTTGTTTGGTCTTGTAACGAGCACAAGAAGGATTGTGCATTTCTGGTCGGTGAGCAAGGCGGTGCCGCATGAACAAAGCCTCTCCAGTTGATTTGAGGAAAAGCCTCGAAATAGCCAACCATCTGGCGCACATCGGGATTCGCTTCGTGCCGATTCCGGTGGAGACCGAGGAAGAATTCCAGACGCTGGCCGCCGAGTTATCGCGACGGCTTGAGCAGATGGCGGTCGAAGCCGAGAAGAATGAAGGCGGTGCTGCATGAAGGCACTAATCACCAGGTCGCTAAAGCGGCCTTTTTTATTGCTGGCGTTCACATTCAACCGTATTAACCGACAGTTCCGGGAGCATTGACCATGGCCGATATCATCGATACCGCAGCAGAGATTGAAGAGCTTCAGCGTAACGCTGCCCTTTCCGCTCACCGCATCGACCGTAACGCCGTATCAGCTGAGCGTTGTGAAGAATGCGGATCACAAATTCCTGATAGCAGAAGGAAGGTCATTCCAGGCGTCAAGTTATGTGTTGATTGTGCAGAGTTATCCGAAAGACAGGCCAAGATATTTAGGGGGTGATATGCCTACAGAATTAAAACCGGGAGATAAGAAGAACCGTCTGACCTTTTTAGAGGAATTGCCATCACAAAAGAAACACAAAATGGGTTTGTTTCAGTGTGAGTGTGGAAATAAAAAAGCCATCCGCCTATGCAGCTTCAAAAATGGATCAGTTAAATCATGTGGGTGCCTTCATCGAGAGACCGTCTCAAAAATTAGACGAAAGCATGGAATGACAGGAAGTCGCGAGTACCACAGTTGGGACTCAATGATGCAGAGGTGCAACAATGTAAATAACAAGAGATATGAGGATTACGGAGGCCGGGGAATAATAGTATGCGATAGGTGGCGGGAATTCTCAGCATTTTATGAAGATATGGGGCCGAGACCAAAAGGAACAACTCTCGATCGAATAGACAACTCCTCTGGTTATTGTCCTGAAAATTGCAGATGGTCGACATTGTCTGAACAGCAGTCAAATCAAAGGAAACGAAAAGGAAGTACATCAAAATTTGTTGGGGTATCGAAAAGACCTTCAGGTCGGTGGAGCGCGAACATAACAAAAAATGGGAAGACTAAATATCTCGGTGACTATGCAACCGAAGAAGAAGCCTCAGCAGCTTATCAAAGCGCCAAATCTCAACTAGGTTCATCCATCAATAACAGTGAGGTGCGTGATGTTTGCACTCATTCAACGGGGTCAGATTTACGCTGACCAGCACGGTTGGCCCGTCATCATCCACAGTTGCACATCACAGATAGTCCGCTACTGGCGACAGGGCCGGATCAACACCGCTTCAATCGACCGCTTCACAAATGACTTTGAGCACCTCGATCGCCGTGAGGCGGCACAGATACGCGCCGAACTGGAGACGAGCGAGCACATTAAATCGCTGCGCGCCCAGCGTGCGGCGTAGGGAGAAAGCGTGAAACCTTACGAATCGAAGAAATCGCAGTTCACCAGAAACCTGATCCGGCGGCGCCACGCTGAATGGTCAGAAAAGACCTTCGGCAATGTCGGCCCCATCGGACCTCTGAAGCACCTTTCGAAAGAGGCGCTGGAAGCTGCCGCCGATCCTGGCGACCTCAGCGAATGGGCTGATATGCAGTTCCTGCTATGGGACGCACAGCGGCGCTCCGGTATCACCGATGAGCAAATCACCGCGGCGCTGGAAGAAAAGCTAAAGGTGAATATGGCTCGCCAGTGGCCGGAGCCGAAAGACGGCGAGCCGCGCCTCCACATCAAACCATGACGCAACTGATAGCCAGTTATGAGCTGGCTATTGGGTGCGAAAGCACCGCCTCACATCCCTTGATGTTATTGCCGCCTACGGGCGGCTTCTTTTTGCCTGGAGAAAACCATGAGCGACATTATTCAGTTGGTACCGAATAAATGGGTCACAGAGGAACTTTTAACTGCGACAACCGGCATGTCAAAGCACATGATTCAGCATGCCCGCCGGTCTACCTGGATGGAGGGAAAGCATTATCGCCATGTTGCCCCTGATATGGCACCTAAGCAAAACAGCCCAATCATGTATAACCGCGATGAGATAAACCACTGGATCGAGCACCAAAGCCCAGCGAAACGCCGGAGAATATCTGCTTAAATGTCCTTTGGCACATCAAACGAGGAATGATTATGGCAGCATACCCAACAGGCGTAGAGGTTCATGGCGAATCGTTACGCATATGGTTCATATATCAGGGGAAGCGTGTCAGGGAAAATCTCGGCGTTCCTGACACGCCAAAAAACAGGAAAATGGCAGGCGAACTTCGGGCTTCAGTCTGCTTTGCGATAAAGACAGGCACATTCAATTATGCCTCGCAATTCCCTGATTCATCGAACGCAGAGAAATTCAGCACTGTCAGAAAGCAAATCTCACTACTTGAACTGAAATCGAAATGGCTTGGGCTTAAAGAGATGGAGCTTAGCCTCGGGACGTTGAGGCGTTACGATTGCCACCTCACAACCACTATCGAAACAATTGGTGAGCACAGGTATATCGGCAGCCTGAACACTGAAGATATCCTTAGTGCCAGGAAGGAGCTACTGAACGGCTGGCAGAAGACCAGACATGGCCTAAATCATCCACCCAAAAAGGGAAGAAGCGTTCCTACAGTCAATAGCTATATGGCATGCCTTGGCGGGATGCTGAGCTTTGCTTTCAAAAGTGGATACCTGAAAACCGATCTGATGGCAGGTATTACCCCTCTCGCAAAAGAAAGACCCATTCCAGATCCTCTTACTTCTGATGAGTATCAGAGAGTGGTTGCGGCCTGCCCAACGCTACAGTTTCAGAATATGGTTATCTTTGCGGTAAATACAGGCGTCAGGCATGGCGAACTAAGCGCGTTATCCTGGGAGGATGTGGATACTGTCAAGTGGACTGTTACAGTGTCACGGAACTATTCTCTGAAGGGAAACTTCACCCTGCCAAAAACCAACGCCGGGATTCGAACAATACAGCTGACCCAGCCAGCAATTGATGCACTCAAGGCGCAAATGCCACTGACCAGAATGATGGCATCCCACAAGGTAAGCGTCAGCCTACGGGAATACAAAAAAAAGAGAACCGATGAATGCACCTTTATATTCTCGCCGTCCATTACTTCAATGAACGGTAAGAAGACGATGTGCTACGTCCCCGGATCCATTAATTCAGCCTGGCGCACTGCCCTGCGTCGTGCAGGCGTCCGACAAAGACGGTCTTATGAAACCAGGAACACATATGCGTGCTGGGCACTGGTCGCCGGAGCGAACCCAAATTTCGTTGCGCACCAGATGGGCCATTCGTCAGCGCAAATGCTATTCACGGTTTACGGTAAATGGATGACCGAGAATAACCATGACCAGGTGGGCATTTTGAACGCATCATTTACTCAAAATGCCCCACTGATGCCCCATAGAAAAACCGCATAACCTTAACTATCTGATTTAACATATTAATATCACTTCAATCATGATTCATCTGGATGAGCAAGGTCGGATCGTTTGCCTTTAGTTTCCTGCCGGTGATGTTCTGTATTGCGATTCCTCTGGGTCTGGCACGTGAGAACAAAGGCGTGGCGGCGTTTGCGGGCTTCGTTGGCTATGCGGTGATGAACCTTGCGGTTAACTTCTGGCTCACCGCCAAAGGGATCCTGCCGACGACCGACGCGGCGGTGCTGAAAGCCAATAACATTCAGAGCGTGATTGGTATTCAGTCCATCGATACCGGGATCCTTGGCGCCGTGATCGCCGGGGTGATTATCTGGATGCTGCACGAGCGCTTCCATAACATCCGCCTGCCTGATGCGCTGGCCTTCTTCGGCGGCACCCGCTTTGTGCCCATCATTACGCTGGTTGTAATGGGCCTGTTTGGTCTGATCATCCCTCTGATTTGGCCGATTTTTGCTATGGGGATCACCGGCATTGGCCGCATTATCAACGGTGCGGGTGATTTCGGCCCGATGATTTTCGGTACGGGCGAACGTCTGCTTCTGCCGTTTGGTTTACAGCATATTCTGGTCGCCCTGATCCGCTTTACGGAAGCGGGCGGCACCATGGACGTTTGCGGCCATTCCGTCAGCGGCGCGCTGACCATTTTCCAGGCTCAGCTGAGCTGCCCGACCACTCACGGTTTCTCTGAAAGTGCGACGCGCTTCCTGTCTCAGGGTAAGATGCCTGCCTTCCTCGGCGGCCTGCCGGGCGCTGCGCTGGCGATGTACCACTGCGCCCGTCCGGAAAATCGCCATAAAATTAAAGGCCTGCTGATCTCCGGCGTTATCGCCTGCGTGGTGGGCGGTACGACAGAACCTATCGAGTTCCTGTTCTTGTTCGTGGCACCGGTACTGTACCTCATCCACGCGGTGCTGACGGGCCTGGGCTTTACCGTAATGGCTGTGCTCGGTGTGACCATCGGTAACACCGACGGTAACGTGATTGACTTCGTGGTATTCGGCATCCTGCACGGCCTGTCCACCAAGTGGTATCTGGTGCCGGTTGTGGCCGCTATCTGGTTCGCGGTTTACTACGGGATCTTCCGCTTCGCCATCACCCGCTTTAACCTGAAAACGCCTGGCCGCGATACCGACTCAGCCACCAGCGTTGAACAGGCGGTGGCCGGTACCGTTGGGAAATCCGGTTATAACACGCCAGCTATTCTGGCGGCGCTGGGCGGTGCGGATAACATAACCTCTCTGGATAACTGCATCACCCGCCTGCGTTTGTCGGTGGCGGACATGTCCAAAGTGGATACCAACGCACTTAAAGCTAACCGGGCTATTGGCGTGGTACAGTTAAATCAACACAATTTGCAGGTCGTCATTGGCCCGCAGGTACAGTCAGTGAAGGATGAGCTGGCAACCCTGATGCGAACCGTCGAAGCCTGA